GGCATAAGATCCGGTTGCGTGAATCATGAGTTTGCTGTTTAGGCTTGCATGTCGGTATTTAGCAGCAGACCAGATATCAAAGCCCATCGAAGCGGCAATACCATCCACGTAGGTGTGAATTTCTGCTTTGCTGTTGCGAATTGCCGTTACTATTGGATCTCCGTGCAAGACACTACCTCCAGGGCTGTTTATCCGGATATTGATACGCTTGTTTGTGCGCTCCAAGTCTTTGATTGCCTTGACTACTGCAATGTCGGTGATATCCTCAGATGGATCTTCACCGAACATCGGTTCTGCTTTTTGGCCAATGTAGCCGTAAAGGTAGATTTCAGGGTCCATTCCTGAAGTGCCCTGCAATACCCTGAAGTAGTTATGTTGGTTGTGGCTCATTGTCGGTATCGTTTTGTCCAAAAAGTGATAACTGTTGCCCGCTCGTTGGGTCAATCATATTCATGGGCACATAGAATTTTTCCCCGCTGCCGTCCGGTATCGGGTTTAGACCTTCCTCTAAGCGTGCCTCATCGCGGTTAATAATACCCCATTTCATCAGTGCATCAATCCGTTTTGCACGGCTTTCAGCATCTGCACGTAGGAGGCTTTGCAGGTCAATTCTTACTTCTTCAGTGTCTTGGGTAGATACCGGCAAAAGTTTGCGGGAAAACTCGCTTTGGATGTTTTTACAAAGCGGATAGAGGGTGTATTTGACAAAAGAAATGCCCAACTCTTCGATGTTGTTAAAGGTTGCGCGGTCGAGGTCTTCTAACAAGAATTGAGGCACGCCTGTAATACGGGAAATATCGGATATGGTGAATTTCTTTGCGCTTTCTATGCCTGCCTCGATAGGGGATAGGCCAATTTTTTTATATTGTGCCCCTTGTTCCAGGATTGCCGTTGCGCCTGCATTGTGTGAACCGCCGTAGGTCTCTTTCCAGGACGTGCGCATACGCTTGTACGATTCAGTGTCGAGCTTTTGCGGGACCTCTACAACGCCTGAAAGGTGCGCTCCGTTGGCGTAAAAATTGTTTACATAATCCTGCGAAGATATGGCAGCTCCAAATGTGTCTTTAAAGGAATCCAACACCTCGATACCGGTAACGCCGTCCCACGATAGCCCGGAAATATGCAAGATGCTATCAGGCGAGTAACGTGTCTCTTTTGTATTGTCTTGTTTGTAGATGTAAACAACGCCGCCCTGAGATGTCTCTTTGACCTTCATTCGGTCGGGCATAAGGATTTTCAGGCTTCGCACTTCGCCCGCTCCAGTGCGTCCGACATAGGCAAAGAAATTGCCGTAAACGGTCAAATGCAGAATAAGCGTCTGCATGAAGTTGAACTTGCTGTAAAGGGGAGATGGTGAGCGACCGATTAAACGCGTGATAGGATGATCGGAGAGGCGTTCAGCGCTGTTTTCTGATACGCGATAAACAGAAATGGGCAAAGAGGCAACAACGCCTCCCAGGATTTGGATTGCACGCCAAAAGGCAGTAATCTGCATTACCGTGTCATTGGTAACGGTTGCGCCTGATTTTGAATTGGTAAGGCTGCCTAAAGTCGCTTCTGTAAGGCTAACATTTGGATTTTCCAGGGTTTGTTTTACGGCATTAGTTACCGCCTGCATGAGTCTTTCCTCTGCAATAAAAGCTGTTTTTGCCGTAAATAGCCCCCTTAAACGGTCTCCAAATGCCATAAAAAGCCCATTTTGGGCAAAAATAGGCTGTATTGACTTAAGGAGTGGTTAACTTTTACGGGTAAACGGCTTATTCGTCAAAATTGAAGCGGATTAAGTCGCCTTTGTTGAAATGTTCGCATTTGGCGTTATAAAAACTGTATGCAGAGGTGTATTTGGGTTTTAAGCCCAATTCCTTCCTCCTTTGCTCGATTTTTGCCCAGGCTTCCTTTTGTGTGATGTTTTCGGCGTTGGATAGGTTTAAAATACGGCCAAAATACGAGCTTTTGTCCTCTAAAGTGCGGATTTCTTGAATAAGATCATCCATTTTGCCTCCGTTTTAGTGCAAAAATAGCGGTTTTTTAGCGGTATTGCAAGCGTTTTTTCCTGCATTGCAGGCGGTTTTAAGCGGTATTGCAAGCGTTTACACCAGCTTAAGCTGCTTTGCGTTGTAAATATGCAGCATTCCTTTTGTCTCTGATACGGTGCATTCAACGACGTAACGCCATTGACCTGCTTCGTTCTTAAATGCAGACTTGACAATTCCGGGGAAAAGGTAGCCTTCTGCCTTTTCTACTCTGTCGCCAACTGCGAAATCTTGACCTGGTAGCTTATGCCCCATTAACATTTGCAGGATTTCAATGATTTTTTCAGCATATATTGACCCGTCTAAAAGTTCTGCCTGGAAATGTTTGAACCATTCAATCGGGGTTAGATCGTCCCTATCCATCCCAACGCCGTATTTTGCTTTTCCTGTTTCCATTCTTGACCGGATTAGGTCAATTACTTGTTCTTCAATGTGGCTCATGTTTTAGAATTTATGTTTGTGCGTTTTGTGTTACATCTTTAAGAATCCCTCAAACCGCTCTGAATTGTACACGCTCGTGTCATTGCCGTTGATGCTGTTAAGATAGCCCGCAACACACATAGCAAGTACGATAATGCCGTCAATCTTTTCCCTGGAGGCTTCTTTGTCGGGCATTTTTAAGCCAGTGTGATTGATACGGATATTGACGTTACCGCACATCCAGCGCAATATTTCGTCGTTGTTGTGCTGAAGTATATTTTTACTGATTGCTTTTTCAATCCAGCTCACAGGCTCATTAAAGTTTGTTACCGTTTGCCGGATAGGCTCCATTGGTGCGTTTTCATTTGCAAGCCTGGTAGCAATAAAAGCGGACTGCCAGGGATCGTAGTAAATCTTTTGCGGTCGGTAATTTCGCAAATCGTCTAAAATTGCGGCAATTACCGTTTCCTCATCTAAAACGTCCCCTTCTGTTGCAAATAGCTTGTTTTCGGCTATCCAGTCCAAATATGGCACCCGGTCCCGTTTTGCCCTGATTTCTGCATTTTCACGGGGTATAAAGTAACGGCAAAAAAAGTAGAAGTCCCCGTCTTCTTCGAGCGGTGGAAATAAGTGGCCAAAACAGGTAATATCGCGGGTTGCAGCTAAGTCCATTGCCGAAAAACATTCACGGCCCTGAAAAGCGGTAATTGGGAGAGGCTTTTGTTTTGCTGTCCAAAGCTCATCTGGTAGCCAGGTTTTTGACTGCCTTACCCATTGGTTTAGATTTTTGGTCTTAAAGTTGATTTCAGCGCTTTGCCCTTCAATTAGCGCTTTTTGGTATTCGCTTTGCAGTCCTTCCCAGGTGGGAGTATGCCCAATTGACGGGTTTGCCTTTTCCCAGGTTTTTTTGTCCTTCCAATCGTCGCCCTGGTCAGCGCTGAAAATCATGCCGAATGTCGTGTCATCTTTTGCTTTTCCCTGGAGGATGCTTTCAATTACCTGCCTGTATCTATGGCACGGACCGTTAATATTAAACCCTGCCGTTGTGATGATGATTAAAAGAGGTTGCGAACGGTTTACCATTGCAGATGATAGGTTTCTCAGGATGCTGTCATCTTTAGCCTCGTGAAATTCGTCTATAATGGCAAAGTGAGGACGTACACCGTCGAGCGTTTTTGAATCTGCTGCAATGGGTTTGAAAAAGCTCTCGTTTGACAGGTTTTTTATTTGCCTGGTGGTGATCGAGTCGTAAATTTTGGCAATGGATGCAAAGTCTTGATCTTCTGCCATGAGTTGAGAAATCATGGTTTTGGCAGCACCCCAGCAGATAGTTGCCTGATCGTACTTGTTGGCAGCACTGTACACTTCAGCGCCTGCCTCGTCGTCAAAAAACGTGGCAATATTGCCCAAAGCGCCCGCGAACTCTGATTTACCGTTTTTTTTGGGCATTTCGATATATGCCTTCCTAAACAGCCGTTTGCCGGTTGTTTTTCGCTTCCAGCCGAAAAGCGAACAAACTATAAAATCCTGCCAGCCTAAGCGGTTAAAAGGTTTGCCGTAAAAGTCGCCGGAGGTATGCCGGAAAAAGCCCATAATCGTACAGGCTATTTTTGCGGCTTGTTCGTCGTAGAATACGTCCTTCTTTTTCAGCATTGCGAAATGCCGTTCAATTGCCAGCTTTTCGAGTTTGCCGGCAGGACGTTTGCCGGATTGTACCAGCTCGATATAACTCAGTGCGTTTTCTGTCATTACCCTGCTTTTTCGCGTTTACCCCGTTGCCTTCTTCATCTCTTTGATTTTGTCAAAGATAGATGCTGCCTGCTGTTTGCCCTTGCTGTCGAGGGCTTTTTCAATCCAGCCGCGTTCTTTGCCTTTGGTCTTCAGGGTAAAGATGATTGCAGGGATTGACCCGTTTTTGATTTGGTTGTAAAGCTGCGTTTCGGCAAAGTCCAAAAGCAGGGAATCTATCTCCTCAACCTTTTGCCGATAGTCGGAATCTTCAATTAGCCACCGATTGTGAAATTTTTTTTCTATTCCTGTAGCTCTGCAAGTAGGGGTCAGGACGCCAAAATTTGACGTCAAAACTTCCAAAAAGCGTTGTTTTTGTTGGGTTTCGTCGGGCATTGTGTTTTCTGGTACTTGCTTTCGTGATTTGGCCATTTGTGAAACCTTTTTATTTGGTGTGAAAAAGAG